CGTTTTCTTTTAGAACCTGGAATGTATTCCAAATCAGCAAACGCTTCTAAAATCTCATCGTCTCCACGTAATCCAGCCATAATTATCTCTTATTTAAAATCAAAGCCCAAACAATTTTTTGTGGATACATTAAGTCAACCTCTTCCTCAGTTAACTTTCCCTCATACAATGCGGCCATTAAAGCATCCTCATCAATAATTTGAATAGTTTTATACAATTCAGTTTCAAGACCTTTAGATACAATTAAATTATCAGCCATTTGTGGATCAATTTTACGAGACACTCTTTTTTGTTTTTGTAACATAGTTACACCATCTATCTCATTTGGAAGTTCTACAAAAATATTTCCATTGCCATCAACCTCACCCCTGGTGTCTACAACTTCAAATATTTTTTCTTTAAGCAGTTTTAATTCTGACTCAAAATACTCAACTTGTTTTTTAAAAAATATATATTGCTTAGCCTGTGCTTCAAGGTCATCTATTGAAGCCGCTCTAGGTTCTTCTTCTTTTATTCTTGCCATGTTAACCCCCTCAAGGTCTCTGTTGTTGTAGGAAACTTATCAGACTTCCTACGGTTAGGTCAATTCCTCCTTTAGAATTAATCCCCATTCCATCCATTACTGCGTCTGCTACTGCGTTTTTTTGTTGAAGCATTTCAAATTGTCTTTCTTCAATAGAGTCTTTTACAATAATATCTTGAATAATTATGCTTGGCCATCTACTAGATGCTCGTTTAATTCTTCCATTTCTTTGGACGGCTAAACCCGCAGACCAAGGCAAATCATAGTTTATTAACAAATTTGCAATAGGTAAATCTACACCGTAGCCACCTGCATCTGATGAAATAAACACACGACAATCTGGGTCTGTAAGAAACTTTTCTTTACTTGCTTCTTTTTCTTTTGCATTCATATTTCCTGTATATATAGTCCCACCAGTAACTTCTTGAATTCTAGACAGCATACCAACCCAAGATGTAAAGATAACTACTTTTGCTTCTGGATCAGTTTCTAAATGATCAGCCACATAACTTTTTAATACATCTAATTTTGGTTGTTTAGTTATGTTTTCTAACAAAGAACGTTCTTTTAAACTGTATGCATAAGCACTGCCTTCGCCCTCTTGTTTTAAAAATTTTTCAGAACTATCGATTAATAAACTGGGATGATCACACAGCATTCTCAAAGAAGTAATCTTTGACATAATAGAGCCCCGCATCATGTCTGCTGGACCACCTGGCTTATTGTCGTGTCCGTAGTGTGCTAGTAAAGAAAAGTTTGCTCCAAGTAATTGTTGTGCTTCATATAGTTCTTGACTTAATTCATTAGCAATTAAGTTGTATAACTCAGAGGTTTTTGTGTCAAAAGAAATTTGAATTGGATCTAAATGAATTGTGTCGGGAAGATAGGGAGCGACGTCTGGATCTGTTTGTACTTTTCGGACCGACGTTTCTTTCATTTTTGCGTGAAATATATTTAAGTTTCTATATCGTTGAACACCACCAAAATGATTTCTTACAATAAAAGTTTGATCAAACAAATCAAATCTTCCAAGTAATTTTGGATCTACAAATTGCATAATGCTATACACCTCTTCTGGTTTACCATTCTCTATTGGGGTGCCCGTAAGAGCAAATCTAATAGGTACATTTGCAGATAATTTTTTAACAGCCTTTGAACGTTTAGATCTAAAACCTTTAATGGCTGTGGCTTCATCGCACACAACCGCTCCCCAGTCTTCGTCTTTAATAGAGTCCCAATCATTAACAACTGTTTCATAATTACAAATAATATAATCTGCAGATCGTACTCCACTAAGTTCTCTATCCCAACGAATTAACCGAGTACTTTTTGAACCGTCTATAACTACGGTTCTTGCGTCAGAAAACTTTTGAATTTCTTTTTCCCATTGATATTTTAAACTAGATAAAGCAATTATTAAAATAGGTTTAGTTAACTCTCCGTCCTCTTTTAATTTTTCAAGTGCTGCAATAGTCATACAGGTTTTTCCAAGACCCATCTCATATGCAACAAGCATTCGTTTACGATTAACCATTTTGTCTACTGCTTCGGGTTGATATGGTTTTAAAATTCCTTTAAACACTATCTATTGGCGTTGGAGCAGTTGCTAAACTGCCACACAAGGCGCACTCCATATCTAACATATACAAAGAGATTTCTCCATCTTCAAACATTACTTTCACACTCCACAAAGTAGAACCGCAAATACATACGTGTAAAGGTTGATCTTTATCTCTTAAGTCCATTATAGATAAGCGGCTTTTCCATGCAACATGTGTTTTGCAGTTTCTAGTCCAGTCAATATTTCTGACGGAGTCATGTCTCCCACATCTTTTACATCAATACCCGTGTAATTAAAAAACAATAAATCAAAACCATATTTACGAGCATAGTCTCGTATTTGTTCACAGGCTTTTTTTCCAGCAGGATCATTATCAAATGCGGCTATTACTCTTTTTGCTCTACGAATTATTTTTGCTTGCTCTTCACTCATCATTGCGCCATAAATTGATACGGACCCACAAATTCCGACAGACTCTAACCTCACCACATCTAAGGGAGATTCAACCACTATTAATTGTTCCTCGTTTAAATGTTGAACTCCAAAAACAGTTTTAGATTTTTTAACTCCAGCAGGTTGATTTTTAAAAAATCTTCCTCTAGCGCCTTTTTCTTGCCAACCTAATAATGAAAAAGTTTCAGGATCACGAATTGGTAATATCCAGGCTTCATTTGTTTCGTCCCATAAAACTTCGTATTTATTTACGGCCTCTCGTGTTAAAAATCTTTTCTTTAGTTCTATGTCGGGCGGCTCTCCGTATACCGCTAATCTAGCCTCAGACATTGGTATGGTTTCTTCAGCAACAACGTACTGTGGTAACTCTTTAATTCTTTTCATTAAAGAATCAATAGGAACTTCTGCGGTATCGTCAATGTAGTCTCGTGCATCATGGTAATCAATACCTTTTATATCTGAAATTAAAGTATAAATATTTCCTTTATAACCACAAGAAAAACAAATGTGAGCGCCTGTTTCAGAGTTTATCCACCAAGAAGGCCTGTGATCATCTTTACCTGTTCTTTGTTTATGCATTGGGCATAAACCATTAACTTCAGAACCTCTTTGTGCGTGAAGAGGTACCTCTAAAAATAAAAGAATTTTTTCTACATCAATCACACACGGCCCCAATCAGAACAAAATTTGCATTTCATCATTTGTTCTTCGTCATGAAAGCAACCTGTTTCCCAACGCCAAGTTAAAGCAGTTTCACTAGGACCACAGTTACGGCTGGCAACAATTTTTAATAATCTAATATCTTCATCTTCTTCAACTGGCTCTAATCCTAAAATAACATCAGAGTCTTGAAAGAAAGAAGATGAGTAACCAATTGAGTCGGCAGTAACTTTTCCAGCACGCATTTTCCATAACAAAGTTTGTGTTGTAATAATGATTGGTTTATTTACTCTTTGGGCTAACCGTTTTAACGATCGAGTAACATTTGTTATTGCTTGTGGTGTATTCATTTCTCCACTTACTTCATCCAACATTAAATAAACACCGTCTACAAATACTATGTCTGGTTTTGTTTGCTCAATCTTTGCTGCTAAGGCTGAGACCGTAATTCCATTTACAGCATCAATTAAATGAAAAGATGGTTCGGTTTCCATTTTATTTAAAATATCTATATACCTATCTTCTTCTGCTGGTAATAGTTTTCCACGACGTAATCTGCCATGAGAAATATTTGCTCTCATTGCATCGTGTCTTTGTTGTTGTTCATGGTTGTTCATTTCAAAAGATTGAAACATTGGAATAAATCCCTGCATATGAACATTGACAGCCATCTTTAATGCAATCTGCGACTTACCAGTTTTTGGTGGAGCAATTATTGTTATTAATTGACCGCCTTGTAAACCTGCGGTTGCTTCGTCGATCTTTGAAAAACCAGTAGGAATACCTAAGAACTCTTCGTTCTGTAAGGCTTGATATTCTTTGTAACGTTGTTCTGTATTTTTAGTTAAATCTATTTCATGTGTGCCAAGAATGCCTTGTTCATTAACTTTGGTAATAGTTGCTTCCATCGCAAGAAGAGCGGCATCGTGATTATTGTCCTGTAATTGTTCAACTGCAGTTTCAAGTCCTTGTCGAGTAAGTAATCTGCGACGAAAGTCAACCATGGTATCCAAGAGGTACTCAAGATTGTCTTGAACATCCAAAACTTTGTAATTGGGATAATGATCTTTGACTGTTACGGCAGTAGGAACTTCGCTGTACTCACCATAGTGTTTACGAACAAATGACCATGCTTTACGGTTGTCGTCATCTAAAAACCAAGACTCATTAACACCACGCTGTAGTGCTGGAACGATGTCTCGATCACGGATGACTTTACTGACTAAACGATGTTCGTTGTCAGATGCCATTTAGTGCCCCCTCTTACAAGTTATCTAGTTCTATTCCTGCTGATCCGTATCTTGCTACTCTCCATTGAACATCTACTACGCCACGAAGATTAGCACGGTAAGGAAGTTTTCTAACTAACTCACCTGGGTCCTCGTAGAGGTTCCAATAGTTAAATGGATTGACTACTTCTCTTTCTAACTTTTCAAAGGCTTTTTCAAGTAACTCTTTGGTCCACCCTTGATCAGCATAACCTGCTAACTCTAAAGAAATACCATAATTGTTTGATAACAACCAGAGTTTGTTAGCACCCTGAAGATTTATTTCCCCTAACTTTAAGCCAACTTTTGTAACTAATAATTTCTTAGTAACTTCTTCTACTAAAGGAATTACTACATCTGTTACACAAATGACTTGCGGAGAGGAGACGTTTGATATGTCTCCATTTTTCATAGTACCTCGACTTTAGCATACCTAACTACAAAATCACGAAATGTCTTTGGGTCAGAGTTGGCTTGTGAGGCTAACTCTTCTGGGATTTCTTCTGGCACAAGGATCGAATAATGTCCGTTGTTCATTCTCATTTTATTGTTAACAAAAGAGACGTGCTTACACTTTAAACTCTTTTTCCAAACAGGGCAACTACACCTAACTCTTTTTGTTCCAGTATCAACCTCAACCTCAAACACGCCCGCAGCCTGAGAAGAGATAAACAATTGAACTGTCCGCCAAGGACTATCCATGCTCATCCCTTTCATTGTGCTGCTCTTAAATCTGCACCGACTATTGGAACTCGAATAAAGGCTTCGTTAGCAAAACTTGCCATTGCTTCCTTGTACTCTGCTTCCCAATTTTCTAATTTTACATTGGTTGTAATAATTGTTGGCAGAGCCTTGTCGTATCTAAGACGTAGTATCTCATCAAATGATGAGTCATCGTACTTAGAACCGTATTCTTTTCCTAAGTCATCGATCACAAGAATTCTTACATTTAACCAATCAAATTTAGATCTGCCATGAAAGCCATCTATCTCATAGACAGATTGCTTCTTATCCTCAAAGTCTGAATCAAAAGTTGCTTTCTTTCTAGATAAGAATTCAGGATAAGTCATGTAGTACACGGGCCTAGCGCCAAGACCAAAGTCAGATGCGCTCATGCCCAATACTCTTGCAGCATCAGCATCATTATTAGGAAGGTGGCGAACAAACTCCATAGCAGCAACTACTGCGTGGGTCGTCTTACCAATTCCAGGTCCGCCATCAAATAAGAGACCAACTCCATTAACTCCGATATGGCCGATTTGCTTTATAACCTGACCGCTCACACAGTCATCTATCCACGTAG